GAAGCAGTCTGAAGGAGGAAGCACCCGCGCATGGCGGGACGTCCTCCTACGAGGATACGCTTCTGACTGCCATTGTGGAGAAGACACGACTGGAGGATGCAAGACGGGCGACCGTACATATGGTGGAAATGATTGAAAGAGGTCTATCTGCTCTTTCTGATGAGCAGCAGAAGGTGCTGCGGATGTTCTTTATGGGCGGGGGTGGGTACCGGCGCGTGATGGAAGAGTTTCATGTCGAGCAGGCAGGGGCCTACCGCAGAAGGGACGAGGCGCTGCGGACATTTACCCTTGCGATGTACGGGGTGACGGAACTGTGAAAAAAGATGAAAAATTTACCTTACAGGTAAATAAATGTTGACAAAAGTCCGTGCGGTGTGGTATAATGATAATACTTCAAAGGTAAACTTATAATGCGAGGTAGCAAATTGCAAATTAAATACAAAAACCGTGCCATTGAAGAAGTGTGTACAAATGCCTACAAAGCAGAAAGAAAGTATGGCGCAGACATAGCGAAAGCAATACACAAAAGAATTCCCGAAATTATGGCAATGGGCACGATAGAAGAACTAATACAATATCGAATTGGGAAGTGTCATGCTTTAACGGGAAATAGGAAGGGGAAGTATGCGGTGCATCTTACTGCCAATTATCGGTTGGTGTTCAGCAAGGAAACAGAGGAAGGCAAGCCGCATATACAAATAGCAATGATTGAGAAAATAGAGGATTATCATTAGCGCCAAAGGGGAGGAGATGAGAAAATGATAAAGAGCAGAACATTTATAGCTGTACCGCCCGGCGAGACGATTAAGGAACAACTGGAAGAACGGGGGATGACACAGAAGGAATTTGCGTGCCGGATGGACCTTTCAGAAAAGCATATCAGTAAGCTTTTGAACGGCGAAGTACATCTCACCCCAGAGGTGGCGGAGAGACTGGAGATGGTTCTAGGAGTTCCGTCCAGATTTTGGAACAATCTGGAAGCTATTTACCGGGAGATGGAAGCGAAAGCAAATGAAGAAAATGCATTAGCAGAAGACATAGAGACAACAAAGTTATATCCCTACAAAAAAATGGCAGATAATGGCTGGGTGCCTGAGACAACAAAGCCGGAAGAACGTGCCAAGAATCTACGTAAATATTTTGAAGTTTCGAGGTTATGCTTATTGAAAGGCAATCTTATTCCCGGCGTGGCTTGCAGGAGGTTTTCACAAAAAGAAGCTGCAGACTATGCTTTGATTGCATGGGCACAGAGGGCCAAATTAATTGCACGGGATGTACCAACAAAGCCGATTAACATTTCAAAACTAATTAAGAGAATTCCTCAAATTAGGAGCATGACCAATATGGAACCGGAAATTTTTAGTGATAAACTCAGAGAGATAATGGCAGATTGTGGCGTTGCTCTGGTGTTCTTGCCGCACCTGGGTGGTTCCTTTTTGCATGGTGCTACTTTTTTGGACGGGAAAAAGTATGTTGTTGGACTTACAGTGCGTGGACGTGATGCCGACAGGTTTTGGTTTAGTCTCTTTCATGAATTGTTTCATGTTATTGAGGGACATGCAACAAAGCCAGAAGGTACATCAGAGGAAGACGAAAGAGCTGCGGATGCGTTCGCTGCCAATACGTTGATACCTATTCAGGAGCTTGAGTCTTTCGTTCAGAAGAGAGATTTTACAAAAGCATCGGTTTTACAATTCGCAGAAACAATTGGAGTGGCGCCCGGAATTGTTGTCGGGAGGTTACAAAAAGATAGCTATATTTCTTTTAGTTGGTTTAATGAATTAAAGAAAAAATACTGTATAGTTTAAATCAGCATAAGAACGGCTTAAACAAAATGATAAAAAAACGATAAAATTTTCCCATTTAGATGTGATATAATGATATCGTGGGAATTTGCAAGAGGACACACCATACTGGTGTGTCCTCTGCATTTGGGGCAAATACCGGGCAGAGATGCGAGGGAGGGGCGGCGCCGGTAAAAAATGAGGGAAATAATTTGGCGAATGAAAAGAATTTAAAATCCTTTACAAGCGAACAAAGCCGTGAGGAAGCCGTGAGAAACGGTCAAAAGGGCGGAATAAATTCCGGTGAGGCGAGAAGAAAGAAAAAGGCGCTTCGGGAGTATTTGGACATGATGCTGTCTTCACAGCCTGATGCGAGGAGAAAAAGTAAGCTACTGAGTCTCGGACTTAATGAAGAGGACATAAACCGTGAAGCATCTATGGTGCTTGCTGTTGTACAGAAGGCCGAGAAGGGGGATGTGTTCGCCTTTCGGGAGGTGCGTGAGCTGATTGGTGACGAGGATGTGACAAAAGGAGAAAGAGAAGCTTTTTCCCTACCGGCTACGGCTTTGGCAGCGCCGTTTCTATCGGTCTACCGGGACATACGGGAGCATGGGCACAGCGAATACCTTTTAAAGGGCGGGCGCGGTAGCACAAAATCATCGTTTGCAGCACTTGCACTTTTGGAGTTGCTTATTCGAAATTCGGACATGCATGCGGCTGTTTGCCGAAAGGTTAAGGACACGCTACGGGACAGTGTGTATGCGCAGCTGGTATGGGCAATTGGCGTGCTGGGACTTGACAACGACTTTACCTGCCGGGTAAGCCCTATGGAAATCATATACAAGCCCACGGGGCAGAAGATATATTTCCGTGGTGCGGACGATCCGGGCAAGCTGAAATCCATAAAGCCGCCCTTCGGATATATCGGCATTTTATGGTTTGAGGAGCTTGACCAGTTTTCGGGAGATAAAGAGGTCCGAAACATCGAGCAGTCTGTCATCCGTGGCGGTGATATGTCGTTTGTATTCAAGACCTTTAACCCGCCGCAGACTGCGGCAAACTGGGCGAACAAGTACGCGAAGATACCGAAGCCCGGAAGGCTCGACCATCACAGCACATATCTGGACGTACCAAAGGAGTGGCTGGGGCAAAAGTTTATAGACGATGCGGAATTTTTAAAGAGCACAAGCCCGAAAGCCTACGAGCATGAATACATGGGCGAGGCGAACGGTACGGGCGGGGCTGTGTTTGATAACGTGACCCTGCGTGAGATTACCGATGAAGAAATGGCGGGATTTGACCGCATATACCGAGGCGTAGACTGGGGATGGTACCCGGACCCGTTTCGGTATCACGCCATGCATTACCACGCGGCAGAGCGGCGGCTATACATCTTTGACGAAATCAGCGGCAATAAGCTTTCCAATGCAAGGATTGCGGAACTTTTTGAGGCACATGGCATCACGGGCGAGGACAAAATCACGGCAGACAGCGGCGGCGAAGGGAAAAAGTCCGTGGCAGACTTCCGAGAAAAAGGGTATTTCATGCGCGGGGCGATAAAAGGTCCCGGAAGCGTGGAGTATTCCATGAAGTGGCTTTCCTCGCTGACGGAAATTATTATTGACCCGGTACGCTGCCCCGAGGCGGCTGCCGAATTTATGGAATATGAATATGAGCGCAACCGTGAGGGAGAGGTTATCAGTGGCTATCCGGACCGCGATAACCACTCCATAGACGCGGCGCGGTATGCACTGGAAGAGGTATGGAGACGAAGGGGGCAATAGGATTTGCTAAAGGATATTATTCGATGGATACTGGAAACGCTGTCAAATTGGCAGCGAAAGGAAAATGTAATACTCAATATACAGCTTTCGGAGAAAATGCAAAGCGCCATAGAAGCCTGGACACTTCTATATCAGGATAAGGCGCCTTGGCTTTCGGATGGGAATGGTACCGAAGTCAGAAGCATGAAGCTTCCGGCTGTGCTTTCGGGGGAGCTTGCCAGAATGGTGACACTTGAAATGAAAACGGAGCTTTCCGGAAGTGAGCGTGCGGATTTTTTGAATGCGGTGTATCAGAAGTTGATTGCAGCAATTCGTCCGCATGTGGAAAACGCCTGTGCAAAGGGAGGTCTTGTATTTAAACCCTTTGTTACGGACGGAAAAATTGAGGTGGACTGCGTAGGGGCAGAAAGCTTCTTGCCGTCTGATTACGATTCGGACGGAGAAGTATGTGGCGGTGCGTTTATAAGCCGCCTTGTAAGAGACGGGAAGATTTTTACACGGATTGAATGGCATTATTATAAAGATACAGTATACCATATCCAGAATATGGCATATGTTTCGGAGCATGAGGGAAGCATCGGGCGGATGATTTCATTGTCGGCGGTTCCGGAGTGGGAAACAATCGAGGAGCATGCGGAAATAAAGGGGATGAAGCGGCCGCTTTTTTCGTATTTTAAAATGCCGTTTGCCAACAAGATTGACCCGGATTCTCCCATGGGTGTTTCGGTCTTTGCAAATGCGATTTCTCTTATCGAGGATGCGGACAGGCAATATTCCCGCTTTTTGTGGGAGTTCGAAGGCGGTGAGCTTGCGATTGACGCGGATGTGGACGCGTTGCAATATGATAAGAAGCATCCGAACGGCAGACT